ACAATGTTAACCACCATGAAAACGATGAACGTCCTCACGATTATCGATGGGATTGTTGGCTCCCTGTCCCGGGGTGGCCCGGGGAGAGAGGTGGTCCTCTCTTTCAAAGCTGGGAAGCTCCCGACTTGGTTCACACCAAGTGTGGGAAATCTTCTCGGCCTAGAAAAGACCACTACCAACAAGTGGAAGTTACCCGGGGAATCGGCGTATGACGCCCTCTGGTTGGCTCGTGCCTTCCTAGAGGTTCTCAACGATTCGATTCCCAAGGTCGGGTTACTTCCCATGGAGGATCAGTTTGGATTCTTCCTTAAGATGCGTGAATGGCCTCGCGAAAAGTTCATAAAGTTCGCGAAGTTTGCCACAGCGTGGCCCATGGCACGCTATCTTCATCAGGAGCTGCCGGAAACTCCGGAGGGATTTCCGAGTCATCCTCTTATCGTTGGAGGGAAGCTGAGGCGAATCTTAAAGAGCCGTCTCATCTCCTTCAACGACAAGAATTCCCGCTTGTGGGCTGGGTATCTTCAAGGCGTCAAACGAGGCGCATCACCTGTCTCAGAGGACTTTGTCCATGAGGCGATGATCAAGCATCGTGAGATCCTGTCGACACCACCCGCGGGGGATGACGAGGTTGTCACCGGGTTGGAGCCCCTGGTCGAAAGGGTTCTTCAGTGGTATAAGCCACCGAAGCCTGAGCTCTTTGAGGCCTCCACTTCAGCCGCATTCGAGTCGAAGCGGTCAGAGGGAGGGGCCCGCGGATACATCCGGGAACGTTACGCCGAGTTAAGCGGCCACAACCAACTTTTAGAGATGGTTGAGACTAGGCCGGGCGTTGTAGTCGAGGTACGAGGTACATCAACTCCTACATTCGACGAGGTCCTTGATTGGGCGAGTGAAAGCCCAACGGATGTTATGGTCTCCGCAGTCCTAGAGCCACTCAAGGTGAGACTGATATCGAAGGGCTCAGCCCCTCGATACTACATTTCGAAGTTCAAACAGAAGGGGATGTGGAAGTACCTGCAAAGGTTCGTCCAATTCTCTCTAACTGGGAGACTTCTTGATGTATCTGATCTTCATGGAATACTTTCCAGAGAACAGAAGCTTAACCTTGAGTTCGACCAGTGGGTGTCAGGTGACTACTCGGGGGCAACTGACCGTGTGGACCTAAGGGTCACGGAACTTATCTTCAATAAGATGTTGGAGAAGTCGGATTACTCCGATCATCTGAAAGATGTACTTCGATCAGTGATAGGAGCCCAACGACTCCATTATCCAGAGTCGATGAACCGTGAAGGGGAGCTCGATTCCATTGACCAGCGTAATGGCCAGTTAATGGGTTCGCCTCTCTCTTTCCCGATCCTCTGCCTAATTAACCTCGTAGCGTACTGGGGTGCTCTCGAAGAGTACCTCGGCCGCCGTGTCTCGATAAAGAATCTCCCCGTTTTGATCAACGGAGATGATATCTTGTTCCGAGCAAACACGGAGTTCTACGAAGTTTGGAAGAGGTGGGTCCACAAGGTCGGATTTGTCCTCTCTCTAGGAAAGAACTACATCCATCCGAGACTTCTAACGATCAACAGCCAGTTGTACCGTTGGAACCCGGAGGAGGTGTCTTTCCGTTATCTTGGCTTCATGAACACTGGCCTTTTGACAGGCCAGTCCAAGATAACTGGTCGCATGAACGCGAGGCTTGCGCCGATTTGGGCATACTACAATGAAGTAGTGCCCTTTTCGGTGTCGCCTGAGAGGGCTCACCGCCGTTTCGTCCACTATCACAGGGAAAACCTGGAGAAGTTTACGAATCGGGGTGAGTTCAACCTATTCTTACCCTTTCATCGGGGTGGTCTAGGGTTCTCTCTTGGCGGACACAAGCCACGCATCACCTCTTTCCAGAGGCGGTTCGCGACTTACCTAGAGAAGGAGTACCGACAACAAGTCAGTGAAGGGGTGGAACCGAAGGGAGAGACAGTTGGACTGGTGAGAGAATCACCTTTGCCAAACAGTCCCGTCACTTTCTTCCACCACCCCCGACTCCTGATGGAACCTACGATAGGTCCACTTAAGGAAGGCGTTGTTTTGTACAAACCCCGTGAGATGATCTTCCCGATTCTGTCCCAGCCGATGGAGACAGAGAGGCCCGAGTTCCGAGTCCGACTCCCGAAGAGGAGTAAGAAAAGGTTCCGCGCCAATCCGTCTGCACGAATGGGCGATCGGGAGATCTTCTCATGGCCATGGAGGCTTTGTGAGGACACACTCTGGTTCACGACCGAGTGTGCCACACAAGAGGGGTCGGATTAACCGACCGGCTCCCTGAGCCGATGACCTCAGCAAGTCGTTAAACTGCTGGATGGGGTCCGAAAGGTTAAAGAGCCCAAAACGGTGGATTCTCAATGATCCGGGAAACTTGGTGTAGTTCCCCCGCTGAGAGACTCCTTAATATTTCCGTGCTAAGTCGCAGGCCTCCTGGCCCGAGGTCAGCGTAAATGCCGACAGACTGCACGGGTTCGCCTCTGGTTAGAGGTCCTTTCGGATGTACAGTCGCACTAGTGCATGAGTGGGATCCCATACATAATGCAACGAAACAACGGAAAATCCAAACAAGCCCGCAATGCGGGAGGAGCTGTTCGCGCTCCGGCCGCGCAGAATCGGTCCAGTCGTCAGTCTGGACGGCAATCTGCGAGGTACAAAGAATGCGAACGAATCGGTACGATTGCCGGAGCGACCAATTATACTGTCGTCTCCAACATCGCGTGCCAACCTGGTCTCTCAGGTTCATTCCCGTGGTTGAGCGGTCATGCCGCCCTCTTCGAGAAGTACAAGGTCCACAAACTTGTGTACCGGTACAAGAACCTGAAAGGAACAGACTCCGACGGGAACATCATTATGTCATTTGATTATGACACCCTTGATGCTGCTCCGTCGACCGCCATCGAGCAGTGTCAATCCACTCGATGGATCGATGGGGCCCCGTGGAGAATCTTTGAACTCCACGTGCCTACCGACGGTCGGATGCTGTTCAACCGGGTCGGACCAGTCTCCGTGGCCGACTTGAAGACGTACGACATGGGTCGTCTCTTCATTGCGGCAGAAGGCTGTGCTGACACGAGTGACCATGGGATCCTGGAAGTTGAGTATGACATCGAATTGTTCGAGAAGCAGCCGTCTCAGTTGAGTTCGGTTGCCAACCGTTCAACTTCGGTATTCAACTTGTCTTCCAGTAGCGCTGCGACCGCGACGTTTAACTTTGACGAGGAGGTTACAAACCCCCTCGGTATCGTTAATACGTCGGGCGTGTATTACCTGCCAGCTGGTGCTTATCTCGTCACTGTCAACCTGCACTCGACTACTGCGTCAAGTCCAGTTTGGCAGCTTGAGCTTAATGACCTAGCTTTCTCGCCCCCGTGTGTATTCTCGGGTGCGGGACCGGGGCAACCTAGCGCTACAGGCTTCGTAGAGTCAGACGGGACTAGTTTCCTGACTGTCTCTTTGGTGTCTGGATCGGCCACGATGGTCGCCGACGCTTGTCGGTTGATCATCCGTGCCCTTTAACCGATTCTTCCTCCCTTAACCTGCTCTGTGCGGGCGGGACTGCTGAGTTTCTGGTCAGGTGTTTACCGGAAGCCGTGAGGCGACCGACACGCATCCCAGGCGGATGTCTTTCGAGATGTCCATTAAAAATGTCTTCGGACAGCCCAAGGGTGACACCCCCTGAAACTCAGTGCCCACCAAGCAGGGCGGGGATCCTCCATCCACCTCTCTCTTACTCTCATCGAGTGTGATGAAGGTGGGTGTCGTGGTGACCGGTATTTGACCAAACCACGGCTCCTACTGGAGCACGGTGCGGCTGGTAATAAACCAGTCGTGGTCCCATGGCTTTGTGCCGATGGTCGAACAGTCCACAACGTACTGTTCGCTCTCTGAAAC